TATGACACGTGTATTTACTTTACCACCAATGATACTCAATACTTGCCAATGTCACCCAATAGATGTGTCGCTTCATATGATGGCTACGGCAGTTCTGTTGGCACACCTTGTATGGATTTCTACAGTTCGGAAAGTCGATTCTATACACCGGTCATGCCTACTAGTGGTGATGTTTATACCGATTTTGGACAGACACCAGTCTTGTACAAATTTGATTGTTACGTGGAGAACTGGTCTAATTATCGACAGTGGACCTATGCATTCGATTATGCTAAAAATTTAGCTCAATGTGATACCATATTCTATGCCTTCTACACATACGAACAAGGAATGTATAGGGAGCCACACGACAGAAACAATCTAGTTACCATGGCCGCAGCAGGTTACAAAGTGGTGTACACCATCGGTGGCTGGAACTTCAATGACTCGATGGCGAATTTGTTTTGGTTGGATGGTTACCAGCAGTCAAAAACAAAAATTATGGAAGTCGTTAAAGATACAAAAATTAAGGGAATCGATATAGACATTGAGTGGCCGGGTCTGCGGGGTTTATCAATTGATCGAAAGGACGAGTTCATCAAAAACGTTGCTGATCTCTGTCAGACCCTTAAAGACAACGGTTACCTATGTATGATGGGTGTACAACCAGTTGGTGCCCCATTGGATCCCGACTTCTATAAGGCTATGTACATGGTCGACCAGGTCAATGTGTTCGGATATGATCTAGCTGGTTGCTTTGACCTGACTAAACCATTAGATCAGTCACAATTGGACAATACGCCCGAGTTGCTATGGTCACTCAGACAAGAGGTAGAAAATATAATACTCTACTTTCCCATTGAGAGAGTTTCTATGGGTGTACCATTGTATACTAGAGGTTACCTATTCGATGATAACGGCACCGCTGTTGGTTGTTGGCCACCTGCCGGTCTAGCTGATCTACGTGAAGACGGAGTTGATGCACTTCGTGTCGATGGATCAGGCAGAGTGATGCCACGATACTGCATAGATGATACGTTTTCTTCTGTTGATCAGAACCCCACTAATCCGTCTGGCAAGGTTGTTCCGGTGCTGTTGGGATAAACGGAAAAATTCATACTTACAAAATTCCCTATGGTGATCAGTCCACCA